AAGTGTTTTGTCTTTCATGGCAGCAAATAGCTTCGAAAAAGACGAATTTTCACAGAAATTTCATACCTCGGTAAGTGTCTACAACGAGAGTGAAAGCTACCCGGCTCTCTTTTTGACTACGTATTCAGTTAGGGATAACGGTGAAAGTATTACTTGGGTTGCTGTAAGTGGAACATCAGTTACCCCTTTGTACAGTGCTGGTGTATGCACTGCTAATGCTCTTCGTACTTGGTATTACCATATGTTTCAGCACCAAGTTCCTGCTAACATAGACTCTCTTGGGGTCTCTGTAAATTTTGCAGCAAGCATAGGCGGGGGAGGCCTTGATGTTAGGGCTATTCTTTCTTCGTGGAAGCTCAGGTCAAGCACCCCAGAAATTACTATGAGGAGCAGTGTTGGCGGGATTACTGGTGCGTCTGCTGGCCAAGATTATACTATAAATGTTAGCACTAATGTTCCCTCGTCTGCTGAGTCTATGATCTGGCTTATTACCTCTAGACCTGCCTCTGCAGGCGCTATCCCTGTATCTGTCCAAGACACAGTGAAAAGAACGGATAATCCACCCGCCGTTGGAAACATACACCATTTGCAAGGGTCTGACGCGGCAAGAACAGGCTTCTCGGTTTCAAGTCTTCCTAACGTAACCGCGTCTAATAACCATGAAGTCGCTTTGTTTGAGTGGCAAGTAAGTTGTGCATAGGAGAATAAAATGCCTTTAATAAACATTGGAGTGATGAGTGGATCAAGACCCATTGTCTACGTTATTAGCCTGCTTGGAACTTTAGGAACACCTGAGGAAGCCACCAACACTGATACAGATGCAAGAGCCGAAGCGGGTTTCAGATTTAATACCGATGGTACTACTGATATTCGACAAGGAGACTCTTATACCCTAAGTCACGATGATTGGGCAGATCCTGCGTCGGCCAGTCCGGGGGCTCTCTATGAGATACGAGCAACTAAATCAAGTGGATCTGAGTCCAGCCTCTCTACTGGGACACTTAATTCATGGCAAGCCCTAAGTTCAAACAGGACCTATGAACTCCTTAATAACTTCCAGAATAATAGTACTATGGATATTGTCTTAAAGATAGAAGTCAGAGATGTTGCAACACAGACAATCCAAGACACAGGGTACTACAAACTAGAAGCAATCTCTAATACGGTCTTTGACAAGACACCCAATGCTATTAGTTGGACCGGGATTAGCTACGATGCTGTAGATACAACACAGACTGAGTCTACCAGCACTGAGACAATCACTGGTATTGATACTACGCTCACCCTTGAGTTTACCTCTCCGGCAATTACTATTAACGCAGGGGTGGGTGGGGCGACAGCCTCTGGTAAGGTTCTAGTCAATGCTGGCACTGTTGCAACCTTTAACGAGGCAGAGCTTGTCTCATTTACCGTTACAAACAATGACACCATCCAGTTTGAGTACACTTTCTCTGTAGGGTCCGAAACAGATGCTACTTGGAGTGGAACAACAACTATTGTGAATACGTCCGATGGAGATACGACACTAGATGCCATTTCTATCTCTATTCGCCTTGATGATTTCACGGGAAGCTAGGCTTTTGCCATGTATCGCCTAAGGGCGAGCCCTGTGATAAACTTAGGACATGGCCGAAGTTATCTCTAATTATACTACTCTGGTATCTGCAGTTGTAAACGTCACTGAGGACGATTCTGCGGAATTCCGGGCGTATATCCCCACAGCCATTGGTCTGACAGAGGACCGCTTGGCGCGAGAACTGGATTCACAGCTTTTCCTCGTACAAACCACTGTTTCTCTAACACAGGGCTCTCGGTTTTTAGGCAAGCCTTCAGGGTATCGCTTGGGGCATGAGATACTTTTCAAGACATCCTCAGGAGATCGCAGGCTTCTAAGGAAGAGAACGCGCGGGTATTGTGATGTTTATTGGCCTTACGAGACATCTACCGCTGAGCCTGTTTACTATGCAGACGCGGATGTTAGCACGTTCCTTATCGCACCTACCCCACAAGCCAACTCTCAGGTTGTTATGACTTACGAGAAGCAGCCTACAAAGCTTACAGCGGGCAGTTCAGTGAATACCCTGACAGCCTCCTACCCCAACGCTCTCTTCTACGGCTCTATGGCTGAGATGTCCAAGTTTTCCAAGCAGTGGAGCCAAGTACAGTTATGGGATGCTAAATACATGGAAGCCGTCCAAGGGGCTAATAACGAAGGCCGAAGAGCGCGGAGAGATTCAGGGGAACCTCTCTCTAACCCGCACCAGGTCAACAATACACTTGCAGGACAAAACTAAATGGCGAGCACATATTCAGGACAACTTAGACTAGAACTTCAGGCAACAGGTGAAAACCAGGATACTTGGGGAACCAAGGCCAATACCGTCTTTTCCCTTCTTGAAGACTCTATAGCAGGTCTCGTTTCAGTAGATCTTACTTCGGCAGGGGGTATTACCTTATCACAGGCTAACGGGGTAGTTGACGAGTCGAGAAACGCTGTGCTGGTCTTTACGGGCGCTCCTACCTCTAATATCGCAGTGTATGTTCCGAATGTAGGCAAGAACTACATGATCAGGAATAACATCTCTAATAGCGCCTCCGTGCGCGTGCGCGTAGAAGCAGACGCAGGAACAGCCCTTAAAATCCCTTCGGACTTCATGGGTCTGGTACACACAGATGGCACCAATGTCTTTGAAGTAGCCCGGCAAATGAACGTAACCTCGCAAGTCTCAGCGGCGCTGCGAGATGACCTGACAAGCATCCGCACAGAGCTCGGCACTGTCTCGAAAACAATAGCTAGTTCTGTTGCCCGTCTTGACGCAAATAATAACTTCGCAGGCAACGTGATTACAAACTACACGGTCTCAGTGGAAACAACCACGGGCGCCTTTACCTTCACCTCTGCTGATACAGGCAAGGTCTGGGTGTTGCAAAACGCTACGTCCATGAACTTGAACCTTAACAAGGCCCTTCCTGTGGGCTGGAACACAACTCTTATTGCCCTTGGTGTTACCGTTGCGATTTCCGCACCTACCAGCACCTCCCTGGTAAACACATCAGGACATACGGGATTGAATAACTATGGATCAGGCGCTGCACTAATGGTAGTGAAGCAGGAGGGTTCCAACAGTCACGCATGGTACTTCTTCCAAGGCGAAACGCAGTAAGGGGGCCCCATGAGCGAAGGGGTTCTCAAAAAACTTAATATACAGCCGGGGATTAACCGCAATGTCACTCAGTATCAAGCTGAGGGGTCTTGGACCTCTGCGGATAAAGTCAGGTTCTCTTCCGGGTATGCCGAGAAGATAGGTGGCTGGGAAGAGCGCGATACAGCGACCTGGTACCACGGTGTAGGCAGGGCTATCCATCCTTGGGCGGCGCTAGACGGCTCCAAATATGTAGCCTTGGGAACGCATAACAGCCTTTGGGTTGATAAGGGCGGTACATGGGAAGACATCACGCCTCTTCGGGCATCTGTTGCCCACGCCTCTGCTTTCTCGGGAACAGCCGGGTCTAACGTAGTTAATGTCTCTCTGGTCGCGCACGGCGCACAAGCAAATGACCTTCTCTACATAAACTCCTCTGTCGAGCTTACCGATGGGGGACAAACAGTTTCCGCAGGGCACTACCGCATTGTCTCGGCAGGTACGAATCACTTTGATGTCTCCTTGCCCTCATCCGAAGTTGCCACAAGCACATACACGGCGGAAGGCAATGTTTCCGCTTCTTTTCAATTCCTTATTACAGCGGGTCTTAAATCCAATGGGGCTTTATTTGGGTGGGGCTCTGATCCCTGGGGTGATGGTAATTGGGGCGAGGCAGGCAGCGGGGGTGTAGCCAGAGCCTTGCGACAATGGACCTTGGATAACTGGGGTGAAGATCTTATTGCGTGCCAGAAGAATGGTTCTTTGTATTACAGAGAGACATCTGCGGGCGGGCGAGCCTCCATTGTGAACAATGCACCGACAAAGAATAACGTGATGTTCCTCAGTAACCCTTCGCGCCAGGTTGTCCTTTGCGGCACTTGTGTTGCCGGGGGAAACTTTGATCCCATGCTTGTCCGCTGGTCTGATACAGAGGATTATACCGAGTGGACAGCGGCGGCTACAAATGGTGCGGGGGATTACAGGCTTCCTATTGGCTCTGAAATAGTAGGCGCTTTGGATTCAAAGAAAGAGCACGTTATCTTCACAGATGAAGGTGCGTATTCCATGAACTATGTGGGGCCTCCTGATTACTACGGGTTTAGCCGATTGGGGTCGAACTGCGGGATTGCAGGGATGAATGCAGGGGTGGACCTTAACGGGATTCTTTACTGGATGTCTGAGGGGTCTTTCTACGTTTATGATGGTACGGTAAGACAGCTTAACAGCACATTGGACGAAGCCGTGTTCTCTCAAAGTCATCCCTACCGTTTGAACCTGAATCAAAAAGAAAAGACATTCTGTGGAGTGAACACAGAGTTCTCAGAGATATGGTGGTTTTATCCTGCCGGGAGTAACAAAGAGAACTCTCGTTATATCATCCATAACTACTCTGAAAATACCTGGTATGATGGGAACCTCACACGCACAACCTGGACAGGCACCAAGCTCTACGCTAACCCTCTTGCTACCACAGCGGCCTCTGTGTCCTCGTCCCTTTACACGCATGAAAGTGGGTACGACGATAGAACAAGCATTCTGGGCGCCTTCTTGCAGTCAGGCGCGGTCCAGATAGAAGACGGCGACCAGATGATGTTTGTAGACCAGTTTGTCCCTGATGTTGACCAGACAGACAGCGTTAAATTCTTCCTTGAATCCAAGAAGTACCCTCAAGCTGCTGAGTTTTCCAAGAAGGGGCCTTTCAACGTGAACACTATGACAGGCAAGAAAAGTGTGCGCCTTAGAGGGCGGCAAATGAATCTTACTGTAACATGCACTGTGGCTAACGCTAATTTCCGCCTTGGAGATATCCGTGTCAGGGCGCAGCCCGATGGAGAACGATGATGCTTAAATATATTGAAGATCACTTCAAGAAAATGCTCCCGGTATGGATCGTAAGCATAGTAGTAGCCGGGTTCTCCGTTGCGGGTGCAGGGTTTGTTGCTTGGAAAGACGCGGCGGTACGTGATGCAGAAATCCAAAGGGATCTTGTTCTAATTAAGTGCCGCATTGGAATTGATGTCACTGCAGACGATTGCGCTTTTGTTAAGCCCTTTATTGAAGACGTAGAAGATATCTTGGCTGACAAGGATGAAGAGGCAGAGTAATGGCCTTTGAGAGACTTCCACCACAGGCTTTCACGGTACGCTTGACAAACCCGCCTGAGGATTTGTTTGAAGAAGGGCAGAAAAACTACCTTGAGAAGGCTCTTCGAGACATGGAGAAGGCTGTGGAAAGGTGCTACACAGAGGCACGCAAAGTGGCTACGACAGATTCCAACCCACAGCGTGAGGCTATCTCCTTGGACGGAAAGTCAGGCTCAATCAGAGTTGATTTAGGACAGTCACAACTATCCAAGGGCGCTCCTGTTGTAGTCTACGCAGACGCTTTAGGGGGCAACGTGTCTATTGCGGGGTTTGACAATGCTTATACCTGGACCCTTGTTCACCTTCTCAACAGAGATGGCACCAACAATATGATCATCGAGCAGAATGCAGAGATCTCCATAGAGGCCACTACGTCTCTGGGAAAGAATGGAACTATGACCTTGATGCAGGCGACAGATGCCCCTGTCTGGGTCAGAGCGGGCGCTTATGTATCAAGCGCTTAGTATGTTAGGATAATACATGGCTGAAAACGCTTTAATGGACATGCTCTCCGGGGCAATGGGTGAAATACCTGGTGGCGGCAGGGCAGATGATGTCCCCGCTATGCTTAGCGAGGGTGAATACGTTATTCCCGCTGACATCGTGTCAATGGTCGGGGATGGAAATACAGACGCAGGAGTTAAGGCTTTTGACGCCTTGGTAGACAACATTCGGAGGAATTACAAAGGCAGTGCGGAAAGACCCGTGGACAATCAAGCACTGAAAGGACCATTGAATGCCCGAGGAGGCCCTCCCGGAGCGCCATAAGCTACGCCGCGCTACTGTTCTAGACATTGAAGATATCGTGGGGTTTCTCGTAGGGGATGCTCTTGATGAACAGAATAATCTACATGAATTTCTCCCTAGAGACCCTGAAACGGTCAAGACGACCTTCTGGAATCTGCTAGGTCCTTCCGAGGAAGGCATCGTTTGGCTATCTACTTACACGGATAAGGCTAATCATGATACAATTACAGGCATACTGGCCCTCCGGTTAGAGGGGGTCTGGTGGAGTAAACATAGAATGCTGGTTAATCTTGTTTTCTATGTCAATCCATACTACCGCAGCTACAATCTAGCTAACCGTCTTCTGAACATTGGTATTGAATTTGCAAGGGCCTCAGGCTTTCCCTTTGTTGGGTCCACCTTTCAATACACAGATCAGATAGACTTGCTGGAGCGGTACTTTAAAAGGAAGGGCTTCGAGAAGCTGGGGAGTGTCCTGGTCTTAGCTAAATAACCATGGGAAAAGGTTCAAGCACTACAGAAACAAGTAACTCTCAAGAGGCGTTTGATCAATGGTCAAACTATGACATTCCGCCTGAGGTCAAAGCCGCGTGGTCTAAAGCCCTTGGCATGGCAGGGAATGCGGCAGGACAGCCCTTTACCCCTTACCCCGGTGTTCCCCAAGCCCCCTTTGCTCCTGATAGCCTTGAAGGCTACAAGCGCATGCGCGAGATCGCTGATGCAGAGAACCCTCTAAACCAAGCCACACAAGAAAGCGCCCTTAGCTACCTCGCCCAAACAGGGCAGGCGCCCACACAAGAAGACCTCCAGCCATACTTGAACTCCTATGAAGGTAATGTCTCCGACATTGCGATGGAGCGCCTTGCCGAGCAGCATGATCAAGACCGGCAAAGGCTTGCGGGTCAAAAGGCACTCGCAGGCTCTTTCGGTGGTGGGCGCTTTGGAATCGCAGATGCACAGATGGCAAGGGATTATGCGCGCCAAAAGCAGGAATTGAATTACGGCAGTCTCCAGGATAACTGGGACAGAGCTCAAGGGCTTCGCCAACAAGACCTGGGATATCAAGGCGGGGCTGTGGGAACCGGGATGGCCCTTAGTGATATGCTAAGAAACCAACAGGTTGCTAATGCGTCCAACTTGACAAACATAGGACAAGCCTTCGAGCAACAAGCGCAGGGCGGCCTGGACTTCGGGGTGGACGAGTTTGGACGCGGGGTACAATACCCATTTAATACAGCTCAGTTCTATGGTGACATGGCACAGGGCATAGGCGGAACTTGGGGACAACTCTCGCCACAGCACACAACAGGAACGGGCTCAAGCTCGTCTACAGGTACAGCCACAGAGAACCCATCGTTCCTTGATCAACTGGGACAGGCTGTGGGCATAGGAAAGTCGGTAATCGGCTTTTTCCAAGACGGTGGCGGGGTCAGCAACCCCTTGGCGCAGGTTACTAAGAACCACCAAGAGAGAGAGGATACCCGAAGAACCCTAGGGGAGCTTCCTATTCGGGATCAAATAGGGCATATCTCTGGAATTTTGGGTGGCGATGCTTCCTTTGATGAAGACGGTTATTATACGGGCAGTCACGCCACAAGGTCTGACCTTGAAGAAATGAACATTGTAGAAATGGGAGAGTTGTTGCGGCGAGGTGAGACTTATGACGAAGAGTCTGGCATCTACTTCCACAAAGGTGTCCCTATCGCGTGGGGAGAAGAAGATAACGCTAATTGGCTTCTTCGTCCTTCGAGGACAGAGGACAGGCCAAATTTCTGGGAACCTTTTGTAGAGCGGTTCCCGCATGTAAGAGAATACCAAGAAAGACTAAGACAAGGAGAACCCTCGAAGAATTACCGAGAAGGAGGTAGAGTTATGCCAAGGAATTATCAAGACGGCGGAGGTGTTCAAGGAAAGATTGAAGGATTTTACCAAGATGTCGGCTCCCACGAAGAAGAACTTTTTGAAGCACAAGACGCCTATGTTCGCCAAAGAATTTCTGAGGGCGCTACTGCGCAAGAGGCCGTTAGAGAGCTGGGAGAGATGCTTAACCGTGTCAGAGGGGAAGACACACGTACAGGCTTATACAATGAAGATTTTGTCCCCTATCATCCTGATAGTGTCGTTTATGGCGCCTTCTTTGAAGACGAAGAATTTGGTGTGCCCGGTGTTAGCTTGAATATGAGACAGGGCTCAAGACCCGAAGATTACCGAGAAGGAGGTAGAGTTATGCCAAGGAATTACCAAGACGGTGGAGAAGTAGGCTCCTACGGAAGTCCTGCACACGGGTTTGACACAGATGCGTCAAGCAGCAGCATTGATGGCACCCTAAGGGATCAAGAACGACAAAGACAACTGGAAGACCTTTATTATAAGTGGGTATCTGGAGGCAGAGGGCCTGAAACCCAAGCTGAGATTGAGAGATTACATGAACAGCTTAGAGAAACAAGACCTTTAATGATCTATGAAGCATGGGAAAATGTTACAGGTAATGTTTTGGATAATACTTGGGGGCCACAGCCTTCTTGGGAAGAACATTTTGGTAATGATACAAGAAGAGAATATGCAGACGGTGGCGAAGTACGCCCTCAGGCCACAGAGAACCTCTATGCGCCTTGGGGCCGCAGCGGTCTCATGGAGATGCTTTCACAAGAGCATCCTTTTGAAAGAGACTCAAGGTATCAAGGCAGAAGCATGGACATGCTTTCACAAGAGCATCCCTTTGAGAGAGATTCAAGGTATCAAGGCAGAAGCATGGATATGCTTTCAGAACAGGGTAGGCACGAAGACAAGATTAAGGCAGTAGGGCCCATTGATCGCCAAGGTCATACCAGTGAAAACTACGGGTTTCTACGAAGTGACCCTGTGATCCAAGAAAGTGTGAGCAGACTTGTAGGTCCTTATGGTTTAACTGAGAGCGCTGTTTACCGTGCCTTGGAATGGGATTTGCAAAACAACACTCTGCAGGATTACCCAGAGGATTCTGAGTTTATTCGCCTGGTTTCGAATGATCATATGGGAGCAGCCCCTGGGGGACCTCAAATTGACTATGATGCGGTGGACAGAATCAGGTCGCGTGTCTATGAAACTTTCACAGACCCTGACAGCCAAGAGGATCTAGATAATCTTATGTCCACACGGCCTCTTCCTCCTTTAAAATCGCAAGGCAGATACTAAGGAACACCTATGAATAATCGGCGCACATACAAGGGGTATCAAGACGGGGGCAATGCCACACAAGGCAACAGGTCTTCCTTGACATATGCAAGCCGTAAACCTCGCAATAACCAGATTTACTACAACGTAGACCCGGATACAAACCAGATAATCTTTAATGCCCAAGACCAAGCAGCTTTGGACTCATGGGCAAGTAGAAACCCCTTTGATTCCAGGAAGTACAATAGGCAAGGCTCTGGATATCGCAATGCCCTCGAAACAATGGCTTTGATGAACCAGATGGGAGGCAATTCTACTGCTGCCCCCGCGCCAACGAATGCCGGAGCAACTCCCGCAGACGCGGCTAGTGACCCTTGGATTCAAGAACTCTTTGGCTCACAAGAAGGTCTAGACGCTTTCATGGCTCAGTTTGGCGAGAAAAGCGAAGCACCCTTTGGGATACCAGAAGGCTCTATTGCACATGGAACGCCTTTAGGAACCATTGCCTATAATCCTTATATCAATCAACTCTATGGAATGAGTCCTTATGCTGAGGACCACTATCCTCAAGTCTATGGCCCAGAGGGGTACAATGCTATGCCGCCTCAGGCAGCTCCTCCTCCACCCGCGCCTGCTCCCGGGGGCCAGTTTGGAAACCGAGGCGGTAACTTCGGAAACGAAGGCAGGCGTGCTGCCCGTCAAGCAAGGAGAGGCTTAGGAAGAACTCAAGGTAATCCGTTGTCTTCCCTAGGCGGCAATGTTGAGCGGGAACAAGCAAGGACCTCTCTTGGAGAGCGCTTTGGTTTTGGTCCGCAAGAAAACCCCAGACGCTATGCAGAGGGCGGCGGTGTCAACGGGTTTACTTCCCAGAATACAACCATGAACCCTCTGACCAACATTACGCGCATGGGCGGTTATGGCATATCTGATCGCCAAGCAATGAACATGGTTCCTAACGCAGCCTTCCAAGCCTTAAACAGGCTATCGGGGGCCTCTGACAATTTTAGCAATGCACCTAATTGGGCTTCAGGTACCCCAGCGCACGAGGCTTACACAGGAGGTGCTAGAGTTCCTATCTACGGTGCGGGGTCTGGTCGCATTGGAGCGGCTAACCGAAAAAAAGCAATAGATGAATCTAAGGCAGAAGAGCAAATGCTTGCCTCTTTCCATAAAAATTCAGGGCCTATTGGAAGTCGAAACAATCCCTTTATCCCTCTTGGTGGTACGCAAGATCCAAGGGGTCCCGCGCTGCGCTTTGCCGATGGTGGCGGGGTACAGGGCTATGCTGAGGGCAGTCAAGTACGCAGGTCTGTCCAAGACCCCTTCCGCGACACTAGGGAACCTCTCTGGGACGAACAGTCTCTTTACGGAAGAGCCTTGGATCTAGGGGGGCTAGAGGGCTTTGATGAAGCGCGCAATGGCGAGAAGGTTCCCGTTCAGTTAAGTAACGGTGAAGTCATCTTTGTTCCACCTGAGGCAGCTCAGCGCCACATGGAGCGCTTGGGGAGAATAGGCACGCCTGACTCTCGTAGTCTTACTGGGGGATATGCCAATGGTGGCCAAGTTCAAGGGTACGCTGATGGCGGTACTGCCAACCCCCTTGGGTACCAGGTTCCTTTTTCTTCCACGTATCGTATAAATCGCTCTGGAAGTCCTCAAGGATACGTTCAACCGGGAAAGGCCATAGGATACGGGCCATTTCAAGGTCAATTCCAAGGTCAAGGCCAAGGACAACCTTTGAATCCTCTTGACAACATGGGGCAAAACACTGCCTTTGGTAACATAGGCGTAGCCAACCCATTTGGGCCTGGCGGCGGTGCAGGTCAGCCTCAGGCAGGACAGCCTCAACAGCCAGCCTTTGGGAACCAAGGCCAGCCTCAGAATACCTTTGGAGGCCCTTCTAGGCTTCCCCAGCAACCTGTAAATATGCAGACCCCCTTTGGTGGCCAAGGCGGAAGTAACCCCTTGATGAACTTTGGCGGCACTAGTTTTCAGTGGAATCAAAACCAACAGCCAGCCTTTGGGAACCAAGGCCAGCCTCAGCAGACCCCTACAGGGCCAGCAGGCGCCCAAGGATCAGCTATGGGCGGCGGAGGCAATAACTTTGGCTGGCAAGGTGTCAGTAATCCTCTGATGGACTTTGGCGCACAAGGCGGTCAAGGCGGTCAAGGTAATCAAGCTGCCTTTGGAGGCCCTTCGAGTTTCAAAGACGGCGGCGGTGTCCAAGGCTATGCTAACGGTGGCCCTGCTGTAAAAAGCAAGGACCTGAGTAAAATTCTAGCTGAAGCTGCGTCTGAGATCCTTGGAAGAGAAAAGGAAGAGGAAGAGCCTAAGTGGTGGGATGACATTCAAGGTCCTATCATGCAGATGGCTTCCACACTAGCCGCTGATGCTATGAGCTCTTACACACAGCCACAGCAAGCAGCACTGAAACAATCCGCGTCTCCTTTGGCCCTCGGAGCAGGGCAGGGTGGACAAGGGGTTGATCCCGTGGTTGCACGGGCTTCCCCTGCTTTGGACTTTGTGAATCAAATGTCGCAAGGCGCGCCCGCAGGGCCTATGCCTTCACCCCAGATCAGGCCACCTCAGGGCATGGCGCAGAAGGTTCCCCAAGGGATGCCTCAGAGACCGCCTCAGGGTATGCCTCAGAGCCCTCCCCAAGGGCCGCAAAGACTACCTCAGGGTATGCCTCAGAGACCACCTCAGGGTATGCAGCAAAGACCGCCCCAAGGGCAACAAAGACCGCCTCAGGGTATGCCTCAGAACAAACCACGTATGCCTTTGAAACAAGAACAAGGAAGACCACAGGAAGGTGTTCCGGGGTCTGCGGTAGGCACGGGGAGCGGGAGTATCCAAGGCGGGGCTCCCCAAGAGCGGGAATACATTGACGCCTTTAACGCCACCACAGCAACCCTAGATCAGGTTGATGAGCTACAACGCTTGTATGGGGACGGGGAGCAATTTGAGGTTTGGCCACGCATGCAGATGGCTTGGATAAGTCTGAGACGCCGCTTTGGTGATGACAATACAACTCCTGAAGAAGACGCCCGGTTATACGACTTTGCGAGAACACGCCAAGCGGCCTTGGTGATTATGAATAACTACATCAAACAATTCGCAGGGGCTACAGTTTCAGGCGCGGAAGAGGCACGTATGATGGGCTTCTTGCCTGACATTGGGGACTCTTTTAACCCCTTTGACGGGGATGACCCAGAGACCTTCCAAGCCAAGGTGGACGGTTTCAGACGCAACATTATGCAGGTAAGAATCCGAGCATCTATGCGCCTTGCACTGGGCGCCACTAATACCCCCTTGGACTTTATAACCTTGGACGAAGCAGAAAGTGAATTTAACCGGAGGGCAGGGCAATACGCACAAGAGTTGCGCCAAGCAAACCCCAATATGTCTGAGGGTGCTGCAAGACAAGAGGCGGTTAATCGCCTTAAAGAGGAACTTGGTCTTTGATGAATCTTGGTTTTCCACATGATTGGTTTACGCGGTCAGCAAGAAAGCCGGGAAACACTCCTGTTTATGGTGGCCCCTTTAATCCGCCGTCTGTGCAAAGAGCAAGCTACGACAAACCGCGCAGGTCTCTAAAGCAAGATCAAGGCAGACCCCAAGAAGATACCCCAAGTGCCTTTGATACCCTTCTTGCCCAAAGAGGGGAGAACCTTGTAAGGGCTGAGGATTATCCCGCACCTAGCGAGGACTACTACAATATCCGCAGGCATGTCGAGACAGGTGAACCTTTTCCTGACCAGAGACATCCTAACGACCCTCCTGTCTTTAATGAAGGGCACATGGGTCAAACAACTCATATTAGCAGGGCACGCAGAGCGGGCGTGATTACACCTGAAGAAGCGGCAAGGCTTAACGCTAGAGCAGAGGAATACCGCCCCCGTGGGGCGCAGGACTTCGTGAGAGATATGTTTGCCCCTCGGCGAGACCCAGACTTTGAAGGGGCGCGAGAACTCGGGGCAGTGGACATGGGTTTCGAGGACTCTTGGGATGTGGTTGGCGCCTTGGCAATAACCCCAGACCCCCGTGCTCAGATGGACATTATCAGGCGGGGTATCCCGGGAATTGAAGTAAGAGAAGACAGTGAAGGAAGAATTTTAGCTAGGCACCCCAATGATCCTAACTTCGAAAATTCCGAGACTACAGATGGCTTTGCTTATTTGAACTCCCCAGGTGTTTCCCCTCAGGATCTCTTTACCTTTATTGCAGAGGGTGTGTGGTATGCACCTGCGGCGAGGGTTGCGGGCGCCGCTCGTACCCCTTTAAGACGTATCCTTGCAAACGCAGCGCTCTCAGGCACTACAAGTCTGGCCCAAGATGTAACAGCGATGAGCCAAGGCTCAGAGCAAGGCGTAGACCCCGGGCGCATGCTTTTAGCTGCGGGCGCTGGCGGTGCAGGGGAAGCCTTGGCACCTCTCGTAGGTAGTGGCGTGAGAAACGCTGCGAGACACTTAGGGAGAGGCGTGAGATCAGTTCCTGACCCTGCGGCTGTGCCTATGGGGCCACAGAGTGCTACAAGGCCACAAGGTTCTGCGGCTCACAGGGCAGGGAGAACCGTGGGTGACGCGGGACGCAGAGTACGCGGTGCTCTCGGAGAAGAATCAAACCTTACTCCGGATGCGGCTGCGCGTGTAGCAAGAGCAAGAGAACAGGGCGTAACCCTTAACAGAGCCCAGACGACACAAGACCCGGCCTTGATGAGTACGCTGGACGATGCACGCGGAGGCTCTTATGGCCCCGCTGCCTCTGCTGAAGTACGCGCCCAAGACCTTCGCCAAGCGCGGGATGTTGCGCGACACGCAAGAGCGCAAAGAGATGAATTTGGCAATACCCTTGATATTGATTCGCTGGATAACCCCGAAGCACAAGCGGGGACTATGCTCAGAGATGATTTGTCCTCTTCCTTTGAACAGCAACGCGCTACTGTGGGCGAACTCTATGACCAAACCCGCGCCTTTGGTGACGTTGAATTTACAGGGGATTCTTTAGAGAGCCTGAGAGAAGGTATCACAGGATCTATGGATCAGAGTGGCATAGTCATTGACAGTGGCTTAACCCCTCAGACAATCAATGCCCTTAACGATGTAGACGGCCTAGCACAGCGCATGGCAGGCGGGGACATCCTTGAGTATTCAAGGGACTTCGACAGAGTGCGCAGACTTCTTAGACAACGTATTGAAAGTGCCAGTAGAAACGGAACACCTACGGATGCTATGGGAGCACAGCGTGTTCTGGACGGGCTTGATACCTGGCTAGACGATGCTGTGGATGCCAAGCTCTTTGATTCGCCCCCTGAGTTCTTTGAAACCTACGCCGCTGCAAGAGGTGCTAGAGCAGAACAGGGACGCTTGTTTGAGCCCAGAGGGCGGGCGGGTTCCATGCCTTCCCGGGTAGGGCAAACAATGGATAGAATCGTCCGCGATGAGCGCTCTGCCAATCAAGTGGCTAACTGGATAATGGGTAACGGGCGTGTTGGCCGCAATGACCTTTCTTTGGGAATGGTAAGGCATCTTAAATCAAACTTCCCTGAACAGTTTCAAGTCACCCGAGAAGCTGTAGCTGCGCGTCTTCTCTTTGGGGACAACCCTACGGCACGCCAAGCACTCCTTAATCCTACAGATGCAGGGCTTAATGAAGCGCGGGCAAGCTATCACACGATCTTGCGCAGAATTGACAGTGAGATGTCCAGGAACCCTGAGTATCTTGCTGAACTCTTTACACCCGCAGAACTTAGTCGTTTCAGAAACTACAGGAATACACTTAGAGATATCGTAGGCGACACTACGCCCGCTAATCTTAGGAACCGTTCTGGCTCTGGTGGTGTCATCTCAAGAACAGGGTGGGCTCTGTGGAATGCCATTGGAACGGTCTCAGGCGCTCGCCTTCTTACACAGCAAGCGGCAAGACCTGCAGGAGAACACGCGGGAAGACAAGCCGTCCGGCAGGCCCTTCGCCCTGTGCGTGACTTTGAATATTATAATGCGCCTCTCTTTACCGCAGGGGCAGCGGGGCTTGGTGCCTTGGCAGGTACCGAAGTAACCGCGCCATCTGAGGAGGAATAAGGGCTACTCTATCCAACGCCCTGTTTTAGCGTGATGAATATACTGGATTACCAGACACACTGTGATAACTGTCACAGCGCCCCAAAGACCAAAGAAGGCAATGACCAGCAAAGCAATTCCTATGGCAACGTAGTAATTCCACTCTCTCATGTTCTTTCCTTTCCAGGGGGCTCCAATGGATGATGAAACCGTTACTCAACTAACTCTTTACCAAAAAATTGTCGAGAATCACGCTGAGGTTACGTCTCAATTAAACGTAGTACAAAAAGAGATGAAAGGCAACGGTGAAAAGGCAGATCAGGCTCTCAAAGAGACCCGCCACCTTCGCGAAGAAGTCAACACAGGGAAGAACACAGTGAAACTCCTGGTTTGGCTTGGCGGCATAGGGACCGGGGTTGTAGCCCTTTGGACTGCCCTGAAAACTCTAGGAACCAACTAAGCCTCCTATACCCTTCAAGCATACCTAGCATACCCCTGTGTATATTGCACTGCGGGATAAGCTATACTACATTGGGAATGAAGGAGATTTCACATGCTATTCAGAATAATTGACTTGGCTGTTATCATCACAGCCCTTGGTATTGCACCCATGATGCTACTTGCGGCAGGCCTCGACTAAACCTGCAACCATACCTAGGTATATCGTATGAGAGGCCCTCAGGCGCTTACTGAGGGCTTTCTCTGTTTAACTAACACGGCTTTGAAAATGTTAGAGGAGCCCGCTAGAGACGCGTGCTACGCCCTCTAAGGCATCATTTTTAGCGTCTTTCCAAATGTCCTTAATGGAGGGTCCTTCTAAGGCTACTTTCTGGCAATGGAGTACACGTATTTCAACCTCACGTTTAATGATCAAAGCCTTTTCTATCGCAGGGCGCAGAGTATAGCCAAGTTCTTCTAGTTCTTCTGGCTCCCACTCAGGGGACAACAGAACCTTTTCGTAGCGCGTCTTAAGTTTTTTCGCAAGGAATAGGGCACGTTCTCCTATCGTTATCAAATACTTAGCTCCGAGTAATGTGTTACATTCTTGACAGCAAGGAACAACTTTATTCTTAGGATATGTTCTACGCTTCTGAGGACGTTCAGAACAAAAAGGAACCACATGATCTAAGGTTTCAGCTCTATCTCCACAATAAGTACATTCCATGTAACCATTCTAACGGATACCCTTTCTAAACGCACTAAGAGAAGAGGGCACTCCTGAGGCTTCTGAGAGCCCCTTTTGCTACCTCTTAGGGTCTCTCTTAGCTCAGCCTAGCTACCTTATTTTATTGCCCCCTTTCCCTTCTTTTTTCTTGACAGGCAGATTTCTCCTAGGTAGTACCTAGGAACGCCTTTGATTAAGAGGACATAGAATAAAGGGAATAAGGGAAAAGAATCAATCCTCGTAAGACCAAAGGAAGTTCTAGGGAGTCTAGGACACCCTAAGGGTTCTAAGGATAAACCAAGTTTAGTCTAGTTTTACTAAGGAACCTTACATGGTTCCTAAGAGCCCTTACAAGGTTCCTTAGTATAACCAAGGATGGCAAAATGAACATGAATCAGCATGACTTAATGTGGACCTGGTTCTGCATCATGGGGCTGATCTTTGTGGCCCCGCCCCTCATGCTTCCCGTGAGTATCATTTATCTTACCTGGCTGGCCTTAGCTGGCGAGGAATGGATTATCATTGGAACCCTTGGAGGAGACTTGCATGACCAAGATATACCGCAGATCCGTTGACGGGCGACCCAACACGGTAGACGTAGAAAGCCCTTTGGACATTGTTGAACATTGGTTAGGCAAAGCCCTGGTTATTGACTTGGTTAATGGCGCCGCTGACTTTGCAGAGGCTTGTGATCATCCTGACGTAGCAGATGAGCTCTACGAGTATTACTTGGCCACTGGGGATATGCCTTATGGCACTGCCAAGGCTCGCGATGGTGACCCCCAGGAATTCATTGTAGACCAAATGGAAAAACTTCTTGACACGAAGGTAATCTAAGCGTACTAAGGCATATCGCTAAAGCTAAGGAGGACCAAAGCAATGCGACCCGTAGACTTCCACATCATTGACGTAGATATCAAAGACGCCACCGTGTCTTTTCATGTCACCACCCACCAGAACACCCTTGAGATTGAAGACGCTTACATTCAGGAAGTTCTAAGAAACCCTGAGGGTAAGATGACCATTCGTAGGTCTGCCTGGAATGATCCCATTACGGCGGATATCGCTGCTCTAATTGCAGAACAGATGTAGGGGCAGGCGATGAGCGGCGAAAGAATCATCCTCGACATTTTGGACGAGGTTGCGGACTACTTTGACAACAGGACGGACGCAGACCAACCGTCCGGTTCGCCCTATCCAATACCCAACGAAGAAATGCGGCTGTTGATGGAAGTCGAAAAGGCCGCGATGATCACACAGGCATTACATGACGCACTAAACGGCCTCGCCATGTTTGCCTTGGGGCGCTTGCCAGCCGAAGACCTCAAAGGCCCTGAAATGCAAGCCGCCGCTGACGCTATGAAAAAAGCAAGGGGCGAACAATGACGCCTCTTTACCTCGTGACTGGCGGCATGGACCCCTTGCACTCCGGCCACATTGAACTACTCGGCATTGGCTCTAATGTAGTCGTAGGTCTAAACTCGGATGCTTGGCTACAAGAGAAGCGCAAGGATCGCCCTGAGCAAACTTGGTTTTTACCTTGGAAAGAACGCAAGGTAATCCTGGAAGCCCTCGGAACGGTTAGCAGAGTGCTTGCCTTTGATGATTCGCAAGGACACGCTGTGGACTTCCTGGAGAAAGTAAGAGAGATGTATGGGCCTGAGCAAAGGATGGTCTTTGTGAACGGCGGCGATAGAAAGAGCAGCAAAGACATTCCTGTAGCGGAAAGGGAGGCTTTGGAAAGGCTTCGTATTGCCCCTCGCTTTATGCAAACAGGTAAAGCTAATAGTTCACGTAGTATTCTCGAAGATTACCTGAGGAGAACAAGTCATGCTAGGTACTGACCCCTTGGAAATTGCTTACGTTGCGATGTCAAGCATTCTTGGCCTTGGTCTTATCGTAGGTGTTGCGCTAATCCCTGAAACAACCCTCTTTACTGTCTGGGCTGGTATTACAGGCGGTTGGATGGTGGGCTGGCACGGTGTTGCCTTGGTTCTTCTATGGTGGGATTCCAGGTGATACGCACAGCGTAACCCTTTACTTCTTCTAGGCTACCTCCACGGTTAAGCCTAGCCCCTTGGCAGGTTCTCCTCCAGCCTGTTAAGGACGCCCCCGGGAGATCCCCTATCACCCCTCCCGGGGGCACTTGACGCCGGAGGAATTACGGAGGTAATTACATTATGACTAATTTCGTTGAAGGTTTCTGCAGAGAATATGTCAGGAAGCCTTGGGGCTATTATGTAGATGCCCTGCGCACTACGAGCTATGTCTGTAAAACCCTGGTACTTGATCCAGGTAAAGCTATCTCAGTGCAACGACACGAACACAGAACCGAGTATTGGACCATTGTGCTGGGCAATGCCTTGGTATCTACAGGCGATAGCCCTGAGGAAATGCGTGGCCGCTCTTATGGCCCCGGCTCTCAGATCATTATTATCCCAACGGAGTGGCATACAGTATCCAACTTGTCCGCCACAGAACCCTTGGTTATTTCTGAGGTGCAAATAGGTAAGCGGTGTGAAGAAGAAGACATTCAAAGAGCGGAAACCTAAGCGTAAGACAAGAAGACCTGTGGCTATCTTGAGAAAGCTTGGCCATAGGGTGTTCAAGAACAAGGCACAGGTAATTCCGCGCCGTAGGAAACACAAGGAGGATCTTAGCCATGACTGAAGATCTGAATATCTTAGGCACCATAGCGCGGCCTATAAATGACAGGGGAAACTGGCTTGAGGCTGTGCAAGCATGGCTAGACTGGGAACCTCCAAAGAATCTCATGACATCTTGTCTTTTGCATGGGACTAATAAGTGGATTAACTGGAATATCGCCTATGAACACGAAGACGTAGACCATTGGAAACTTCCTGAGGAACTCTTTGACGATATGTCGGGTGACTGCGAAGACTATGCTTTGGCCAAGCTTGGCATTCTTTCTACGACCATAGACGCAGACGACATGGCAATCGTTGTGGGCAAGATGCAAGGTCAACACCATGCAGTTCTTTATCTACCTAGGCGCCAAGAAATACTGGACAACAAGGTAGAGTGGGCTATTCCTGTTTCTGCTATGGATGGTTTATTCCTTCCTATAATTTCCGTTACTAAAGACCAAGCGTTCTTGCATGGTGTTCCCCAAGTTCCTGTTGCGGATACACTCAAATAAGATTAGCCTTACTTGGAGCCCGAAATCCAAGGTGAATCAAAAGTGTCCCTACGACAGACGTTTAAGAATACCCCGCCCCATATCCTTGAAAAAACAGTCATGCACTACGAAGAGCGGCTTGCCAGCATGCTCTATAATTCTTCGCGGCAAGCACAGCGCAAGGTACATCTCCTTCATCACATCTGTAACATCATGTGGAAAGCCATAGCGCTGGAAGAGCGCTCCAAGCTATCTCACACGGCAGGCAAGACGTTGTTCCAGGAGTTCTCTCATTACAAGAGGGAGCTGCAAAAGCTTTGACTAGATCCTATGGGAAGCCCCTCTCGGAACACTTGCCTTGCTGGGGGTGTACATCTTCGGATGCCGCTTCGATATACCAGGACAAGGAGAATGACGAGCGCTACTACGGCATCTGCTATGCTAATAGTTGCACCAAGGAATTTACCAAGGCAGAAGCAGAGGAATACATCAAAGAGAACCGAGGCAAGATCAGACCCCTTGAAGGCAATGGTACTCTCGTAGAAACACTTCCCCCCTGGTCCCCTTCCACTACCCCCAGCGCCATACGCGGAATTGTCCCAAGCACCCTGAAGATGTACGAGGTAGACGTAGCCAAGGAATGCCTGCGCTTTCGCCTCTACGGCAATACCAAGGATGCCGATGGCAATACCAAGGTTGACTTGGTAGCCCTGAAAACAAGGGGCGTGAACAAGACCTTCAAGTGGACCAAGACATTCCATGAGGCGCCAAGAGATGCGGGCTTCTTTGGGCAGACTACTTCATTCAGGCCGTCCAAGTGGCTAATGATTACCGAGGGTGAACTGGACGCTATGAGCGCGTGGCAAATGCTCAAGCGCAAGATGCCCGTGGTCTCTCTCAAGAACGGGGCCAATGATACCCGCCTTAATGATTTTCAAAAGGAGTTCCTGGATAAATTCGAGGTCATCTATATTTGCTTTGATGCAGATGCGGCGGGACAAAAGGCTGCCAAGAGATTTTCTCAGAGTTTCCCTCCGTCCAAGATACGCATTGTTCAACTTGAGGACGGTCTCAAGGACGCCAATGACTACTTGGAAAAGAGAAAGATAGACGAATTTAACTTTGCTGTGTCCATTGCCAAGTCAGTGGTAAGACAGGGCTTGGTCCTTGGCCGCGACACCCTCAAGTATCTGCACGAAGATCCCGAGGTATTTTATTCTTACCCATATACTGGCCTGAACGAGATGATCTACGGCGCCTCTGACGCAGGAGAGCTCATAACCATCCTGTCAGGCAGCGGCCTTGGTAAGAGCACGGTCATGAAAGATTTAGGGCTTCACTTTTACAAGACCACAGATCTTAAGCTTGGTTGCCTTTTCTTTGAAGAGAACAAAAAGAAGACAGTCAAGATTCTCACAGGGATGCACATGGGGGTGAACCTGGCCCTCCCCGATATCTTTGAGGCAACGCCTGTCGAGCAGGTGGACAAAGCATGGGGCGAGGTTCTTGATAATGACAGGTGGGTACTGTGGGATCACTGGGGTTCTAACACTATTGATTCTGTGCTCGACACGATACGTTACATGGTGGCTAACTTTGGCGCCAAGGTAATTCTGCTTGATCATATTTCTATTGTCCTCTCTGGTGGGACGCATGTGGACGAAAGAAAAGCCATTGACCAATTCATGACAGGGCTTAGAACTTTAGTGAATGAACTGGAGTTTATTTGTGTCGCAATCAGCCATGTGACCAAGGGAGGGGGCAGCGATGGCACGCCTCACGAGGAGGGAGGCAGGGTACGCCTAAGCCATGCGCGGGGTGCTGGCAGCATATACCAACTGAGTGATACAGTGTTAGGTCTGGAGCGCGATGGTCAACACGACAACCGTGCTTTACGTCTCATAACCACCGTGCGTGTCTTGAAGTCCCGACTCTCTGGTGAAACCGGAATTGCTACGCGATTGGCCTATATCAAAGAGCGCGGGCAGCTTAAAGAACTTGCGAAAGAAGAATACCAAGCACTCCAGTCCATCGACAGCGAGGAAGAGGCTTTGGTTTTCCTGAAGGGAGAATACTAATGACTAAAGAAGACGAACTTGCTGCGCACTTGGAGGGGCTTAACCCTGCGATCCAAATTGTAGAGATAGATGTGTTCAAGGGTGCAGGAGCGATATTGCAAGGGGTGGCGCAGATGAAAGCGCAGGACCTGGACCAAGAGTGGGATGACAAACTTAAGTACATGGTGGACGTATGCAACAACTGCCTTCATCAGTTCTGGCAAGCGCAGGCTATCCGCTTGGCTCTCCATAAATCTATTGCGGAAGACAACCTTGAGTTTCTCGCCACAGATGACAAGACAATGAACTGAGGGGCGCGTAGATGGACCCTTTTGACAGCCTCAGTAACCCTGAGTATTCGAGATTCATTGCGCTCAGTCGCTATGCCCGCTGGCTCCCCGAAGAGAAGCGCAGAGAAACCTGGGATGAGACAGTAGAGCGCTACTTCCGTTTCATGGGAGAGCACTTAGAAGAAAAGTATTCCTACAAGATACCCAAGGCTCTGAGGAAAGACCTGAGAGCGGCTGTGTATGACTTGGAGATCATGCCTAGCATGCGAGCTCTGATGACCGCAGGCCCTGCCCTAGCTAGGTGTAACGTGGCGGGCTTCAACTGTTCCTATCTCCCCATTGATCATCCTAGGGCTTTCGATGAGCTCTTGTATATCCTCATGTGTGGCACAGGCGTAGGCTTCTCTGTTGAGGAAGAGAATACAAGGAAGCTTCCTGACGTAAACGAGATTCTAGAAAACTGTGAAACCACGATAGTCGTAGACGATAGCAAGCAGGGATGGGCCAAGGCTTTACGTCAGCTTATCTCTTTGCTGTACGTGGGACAAATTCCTAGCTGGGACTTGAGCAAGCTAAGGGCTGCGGGAGATCGCCTTGTTACTTTCGGCGGAAGGTCTAGTGGACCAGACCCCTTGGATGACTTGCTTAAATTTACAGTAGAGATATTCAAGGATGCGCAGGGGCGCCAGCTAACTTCCTTAGAGTGCCATGACATCTGCTGCAAGATTGGCGAGGTAGTAGTCGTAGGTGGGGTCCGCAGAAGTGCCTTAATCTCCTTGAGTGATATCAAAGACATTCGCTTGAGAGATTCCAAGACAGGCGAGTGGTGGCGCACAGAACCACAAAGGTCTCTCGCTAATAACTCAGCCGTCTACTCACGTAAGCCTGATATGTCCCTTTTCTTTGACGAGTGGCATTCCCTGTTCAATTCCAAGAGTGGCGAGCGCGGTATTTTCAACAGAGATTCAGTCAAGCAGCACCTGAAGAACCATGTTACTCGAAGAGACCCTGACCACCCCTTTGGGTGCAATCCTTGCAGTCTTCATAAAGATACTATTCTAATGACGGACCAAGGGCCAAAGAAAATCAAGGACCTAGAGGACCTGTCTTTCTCGGCGGTGGTAAATGGGAAGGTACACAGAGCCGCTAAGGGGTCTTGGGTATCGGGTAAAAAAGACTTGTGGCGACTCCTCTCTAAGGATGGCTATGCACTGACTCTTACAGATGATCACAAGCTCCGTACGAAAGACGGCTGGAAACAGGTTAAAGACCTGGGCAAGGATGAGACCCTGCTTCTGTCGAAGCCCCCAGAAAAACCTCTTGAGTGGGCAGGAGAAGGCGGGGAGGAACACGGCTACCTTCTTGGGGCCTTTGTTGGAGATGGTAATTTCTCTCAGGGCACTAATGGATCCCAATTTGGTCAAGTAAAGGTTTTCAAAAGGGACAGTGCAGGACACGAGGGGATCTACGAAGAAATAGAGCAAGCTGCGCTAAGGGCGCCGTGGAAACGGAGGTCTGATTGGAACGGATGGGGAGAACATAAAGATTACTATGTAATGAACATTGGATGTCTTCCCTTTGATTATGGGTTTGAGTATGGCGCTAAGACAGACATTGAACATCTTGAAACATTGACATCTTCTTCCTTCCAAAAGGCTTTTCTGAGAGGTCTCTTTGACGCCGATGGACACTTTGAAGGAACCCGAGAAAAGAGTTACTCTGTTCGTCTTGGACAATCTTCCTATTCGCTTCTCCAGACTGTACAAAGAATGCTCTTACGGTTTGGGATGAAGTCTGTGATCAGAGACGCTGCTCCCGAAAGAAAAACGTCTATGCCAGATGGGCGGGGAGGGCATAAAGAGTACCTGTGTCGGGCTTCGTGGCGGCTTATCATCTCAGGAAAGTCTGTGGAAAAGTACTTCGCCCAAATTGGGTTTTCCCATAAAGGAAAGGCGGCGAAACAGTCCCTTATCGAAGGCGTCCGGTGGAAAGAGGAACCTTGGAGCACAAAGCTAGCTACTGTGGAATACTACGATACCCAAGATGTTTGGGATGCCGAAGTAGCAGACGTAGTGTCCTTTGATGCCAATGGGTTTTGGGCACATAACTCGGAGATCAATCTCAGACCATACCAATTCTGTAACCTTACCGAGGTAGTGGTGCGCCCTGATGACAAGCCAGAAGACCTGGAGCGCAAGGTACGCCTTGCCACGATCTTGGGGACATTCCAAAGCACTCTGAACGACTTCAAGTACCTGCGTAAGATCTGGAAAAAGAATACAGAAGAAGAACGTCTTCTTGGCGTATCCATGACAGGTATCTTGGACAATGCACAGATGGCACGCCTTGATGCGAAGGACTACATGGTCGCCCTCAAAGAAAAAGCTCTTGTGGCAAACAAAGACTTCGCCAAGAAGCTGGGCATAGAAGAGAGCGCTGCGATTACTTGCGTTAAACCTTCGGGCACTGTGTCCCAGCTAGTAGACTCTGCGTCCGGCATTCATCCTAGGCATGCACCTTGGTATATCCGCAGGGTAAGGGGCGACAAGAAAGACCCTCTATCCCAATTCATGATTGCGCAGGGATTTCCGCACGAAGATGATCTCTTCAATTCACATAGCGTAGTCTTTGATTTTCCAATGGCATCCCCCAAGTCATCCTTGACGAGAGGCCAGATTACGGCTACGGATCATTTGGAATTATGGAAGGCATACCAGGTTTATTGGTGTGAACATAAGCCAAGCGCCACGATCTCAGTGCGTGAAGATGAATGGCTCCAGGTAGGGGCATGGGTCTACGAGAACTTTGATCATATCTCTGGTGTATCCTTCTTGCCTTACGAGGAGCACACGTACAAGCAAGCGCCTTACGAGGAAATAACAGAAGACGAGTACAAAGAGTTGCTTGGAAAGATGCCAAAGGAAGTTAATTGGGACGGCCTTCGGGAGTATGAGAAAGAAGACACAACAGTAGGGAGCCAAGAGCTTGCCTGTGCTGGTGGCTTTTGTGAGATCACTTAGGAAGAAAAGGAGAGCATGACAGAAAGCATAACGAAGAGAATCGACAGTATTACCCATATACCGGAGGACTTCTTAGTACCGAACCCTCCTATCCCACGTAGCGTAAAGATAGAATTGACGGGGAGATGTAATTACAGGTGCGGCTTTTGCGCTATTAGATCCCGCACCCACCAGCCCGTAGGCGATATGGACCTTGCCTTATTCAAAAGAATAACCAAGGAAATGATTGATGCAGGCGTCCAGGAGATAGGCATCTTCTACCTTGGGGAAACCTTGATGGCGCCGGAACTGGCAGTAGAGGCAGTAGAGTACCTTAAACAGGAGCTTAAGTGTCCTTATGTATTTCTTACTACCAACGGCTCCCTTGCCACGCCCAAGGCTATCGAAGGTCTTATGTCTGCGGGGCTGGACTCTTTGAAGTTTTCCATGAACAATGCAGACGAAGAGCAGTTCAAAGACATTACCCAAGTAAAGGGAAAGCTTTTCCATGACGCCATGTTGTATTTGAAAAGCACAAAGGCTATACGTGATGCCAAGGGCTACAAGACAAAAGTCTATGCCTCTTCAATTATGTATGACGGAGAGCAACAAAAGAAGATGGAAGCCTTGGTGAAAGAACACATTGAACCTTACGTTGATGAACACTATTGGCTGCCCCTTTATTCGATGGGCGCCGTTGCGACCCAAAGAGAAGAAGAGCTGGGGTTTAAACCCACTGCCGGGAACATGGGCCGCATTGGTGGTCTGGTGTCTCCGTTGCCGTGCTGGTCTGCGTTTACTGAGGGGCATGTAAGGGCCGATGGTAAGTTCTCTTTGTGTTGCTTCGATGCTGACGGGCGCTTCCAGGTAGGAGACTTGAATACTCAAAGCTTCAAAGAGGTATGGCATGGCAAAGAGTTTGAAAGAGTGCGAAGGGCTCACCTTGATAAAGATGTCACAGGAACTGTCTGTGAGGACTGCGTAGCGTACTAGATGAAGTCCTCAGTGCGCGCAACTTCAATGTATAGCGAGGCCACTGAGTTAGTAGCCGCCTTAACCCAGTACATGGCTTTTTTGAATACAGAGCCAACCAAGGATGAGATGCAAGAAAACATAGGAAAGTTGGAAGACGTAGAGGCTCACTTGCTATCTCTGTTAGACGTAGTGACAAAGGCCAAGCTTTCTCTGGATGCAATGTTCAAGGGGGACTCAGATGCCTAAATGCGAGAAGTGCTTACAAGAGGAAGGGCACGAAGCTTGGTGTCCTGATAAGTACACAGGGGGTGTCTTTGATGAACAAGTTGGAGGAAGCCACTACAAAAGCTTGGCTATCGACCCCATTATCTACGCACACTTAAACAAGCTAACCCCCGCAGAACATGCAGTTATCAAGTATGCTACGCGGCACAGGTTCAAGAATGGCGTAGAAGATTTGCGCAAAGCACTGCACTGTATTCGCTTGGAAGCCAAGCTTACCTATGGAGAAGACATATGATTGTCGCAGAATGGAACAAGATGGTTGACCTGCTGTGCAAGTTACACGCGCCAGAAACAATGCACTACAGCTTATTTATGATGCTGGGGACTACGCATACCGCAATGAAGCCCTGTCGGAGGATGATAATGGACCAACTAAGAGATGAAGGATGACGCCGAAGAAATACAAGGGGTTTGCTCATGAGACCCGATTCCAACTTGCATGTCCTAATTGGATATGACGAAAGACAAGACACAGCATGGAAGATATGTGCCGAGTCCATCCGTGAACAGGCTTCGAGACCTATATCCATCTACAAGTTGGACCATAGGCTCCTCAGAAGCCTTGGTCTCTTTAATAGAGGCTGGGAAGTGGAAGGAGATACGGGCCGCTCTGTGGACAAGTCTGACGGGCGCCCTTTCTCTACGCAGTTTGCGCACTCTCGGTTCCTTGTCCCTGCGTTTTGCAATCATCTTGGGCTCTCTGTTAACGATGCCGCTCTATTTGTTGATTCGGATTTTGTTTTTCTGGATGATCCCTATAAGATTCTACGGGAGGCTACACAAGCCCCGGGGTATCCAGTATATTGCGTTAAGCATAACTACAGCCCGGAGGGTACTGTCAAAATGGATAACCAGGATCAAGCGCAATACCAAATGAAGCTCTGGTCTTCTTTGATGCTCTTTGACTTAGGGCGCCCCTTGGACTTGGACAAAGAAAAGGCCAATACTATGTCGGGGAGAGACTTGCACACATTCCAGTGGCTCCCCAAGGATGCAAAGGGCAATCCCTTGCTGGGTAGCCTGAGCGAGCGCTGGAACTTTATCCCAAACCATTCAGAGGAACGCATTGAATCCGAAGACATTGGAGCAATCCATTGGACCGAAGGGCTGCCTTGTATTCCCGGCTATGAGTACACAAGGTACGCCGCTATATGGAACGCATACAGACGCAAAGTAAACGAGCTAGAAATTGAACGAGGCTTCTATGACTAAGTACCACGTAGTAACATCCTTCTCAGATAAGCTGTGGAAGAGATATGCGAGTAGCACAGTGCCCTCAGTGCGCAATGGTTTACCCAAGGAGGTTACGATGTCTGCTTGGTATAACGGGATCTACTCCTCAGAGTGGGCAGAGGCACTCCCTGATGTACGCTTTGAAGACCTGAACGCAGTTGGTGACTTCCAATACTTCAGGCAGAAATACAAGCACACGCCTGCTCCCCAAGTAGAGCCAGGACATCAATTCCGTTTTAACTTTCTTCCCTTTTGGAACAAGGTCTGTGCCCTCTATCAGGAAGTAGGCAAGCATACAGAAGGCTATGTGATATGGATTGACGCTGACGTAGCCTCCGCTAAAGAAATTACTATGGAAGACTTGAAGCTTTGGACAGACGAGGCGGACGTATCAACCCTTGTAAGAGGCAAGCCCTGGAATACTTGGGATACAGGGTTTCTGGCACTCAAGATACCCGAGGCGCTTCCCCTCGTGAAAGATGTATATGACTTGTACACCTCCGGCAGAATCTTTGACCAAACGGAATGGCATGACGCCTACCTCTTTACCGTAGTGTTCAAGGAGTACAAGAATAAGCTCAGGATGAAGAACTTGAACATGATGTCCTCAGCCGCTCACCCTTTTGACGCCAGTACTCTCCCGCCTCGCCTTGCCCACTTGAAGGGCGCCGAGAGAAAGATGAAGGGGACATTCATGGACCCCTCGAAACTTAACGGGATATTCAAGGCTAACTTCGTGGGGCCCAAGAACGTCCAGGAAGACCCCGAGATACGTTTAACTGAGGGCGGGAACATTGTGATGCCTGACGGGACTATGAGGAATGTTCTTTGAGCACCTTGATTACCAAGGAATACCAGGAGATGAACTCTAATCTCCACTCAAGAGATCCTTTGTTTGGCTCCAAGGCGTACCGACAGGCTGCTAACGTAGAGTTCTCCCTAGACCTCAAAGCAGGGGATACGCTCCTGGACTACGGCTGTGGTAAGGCTTCTCTTCACAGAGAATTTGCCAAGCGTGATATCACTGTTATCAACTACGACCCTGCCCTGAAAGCTTTCGAGGAGCACCCATCCAAGCGCGAAGGGTACCCTTTTGACTATCTTGCCTGTCTGGATGTGTTGGAGCATGTGGAGCCTGACAGCATCAAGCCTGTCTTGGACGATATCAAAGCCTGCTTTACCAAGAAAGCCTTTCTTCTTATCTCTACCGCCCCCTCTAACAAGAAGCTGCCAGACGGGCGCAACGCTCACTTGATTATTCAGCCAAGAGGATGGTGGCTAGACCGCTTGGAGGAACACGAATATACCGTAGAAAAACTTGTGGACAACAGGAAGGGATGGCTAGGGGTTTTATGCACCTAAGGGCGAGAGAGATATACGAGGCTCTTCGCCCTAATGGCGCGCATGAATCTCACATAGAGAAAATCAAGGTTCTCAGCGAGGGCCTTAGAGATGTCTTTGATAGGGATGTCAAGGGGGATGTCTTCGAGTTTGGTGTGTGGAAAGGTTTCACTTCTGTCCCCCTTGCCTGCACTATCATCCGTGAACCTTCCTCTGCTGTCTTGCATCTCTTTGATACCTTTGAAGGGCTACCAGAGGGCGACCCTGAGAAAGACATCAAGATCAAAGCCAAGACACAAGGGCCTTACTCCCCCGGCACTCTTACATATTCCCTAGAGGACTTCCAAAGCACCTTTACCAAGGCTCTTCTGGAGCTCTGTGGAGAAACAGGTCTGTACAAATTGCACAAAGGCGATGTTAGAAACCTTGTCACCAAGGACAACTTAGGCAGCGTGGCTTTCGCTGTGTTTGACGTAGACTACTACGACAGTACACGGCATCTCTTTGAGACCGTTGCTCCCCAAGTTACCCTTGACGGGGTTATCTATGTAGACGATTACTATACATGGCAAGGCGCGAAGCAAGCCACAGAAGAATTCCTTGAAGACAACAAAGAATGGAAGCCTTTCATAGTACGTTCCCGAAAGCCTTACTATTTCCTGAGAAGAGTGTGACCTAGTGGCCATGAAGTATAAACAAAGCCAGAACCCAAAAGAGATTACGGCCATGTGTAACTACATGCGCACCATGATGCCGAAAGGCACTATTACTTCCTACCTGGAAATTGGTAGCTATGCGGGCGAGTCTTTAGAGTATGTAACTAAAATCTTGGCCAGTGGTGCCAAGGTTGTCTTAGTAGATCTTGGGGATAACAAGGCTGCCAGAGAGAAGCTCCTTGAACGCTGTAAAAGCTATGAGGGCGAAGGCGGCTTAGACATCCACTTGGTTACAGGGGATTCAACTGACCCTCTGGTAATCAGCAAGGTACGAGACCTCTGCCCTCCGCATTCCTTTGACCTGTGCTTCATAGATGGTTGCCATGACTTCTCCTATGTGGTGGCGGACTTGGGCAACTACTCACCGCTGAGCTCTTACGTGGCAATGCACGATATAGACCCAAGGTGTATTCAAAAACAGGTAGAAAAACATTGGTTTGAGAAGCCCTGCGCAGCACATGCCTGGAGTGTCCTTAAGCTTAGTCGTAGTGTAGATGAATTTATTGATGCAGAGTCAGCACGCCCTATGGGTATTGGACTGTTGCGTGGAATTACAATAGGGACAGGGAATTAAGATGACAACCTATAGCGGAAACAAAGTATCTCAGGACAATCCTTTGCGCATTGTGACATGGTTTTGGGACAACCCCAATGCCAAGAACAGGGAGTTCTTCGAGTGGACCCCTGATCATGTCCACAAATTAGCCGCAGGGTTCAAGCGCCACCTTCATATCCCTCATGAGTTCTGTGTCATTACTGACAGGGCCTCTGAACTCGACGCTTCCAAGGTGCGCATTATCCCCATGTGGGATGACTTGCGTGACTGGGGGCGTTGTTTTGCTCGCCTAAAGGCTTTCTCCAAGGAAATGAAAGAAACCATTGGACCGCGCTTTGTTTCCGTGGATCTGGACATGCTGCTTGTTGATGATGTGACACCGATCTTTGATCGCCCTGAGCCTTTCGTGGGCTACAGGGATTCCAAGAACCCAAGGGCCTACTCCGGCGCCCTTTGGATGAAGGATGCCGAAGCAGAGAACCAGGTATGGGACACGATACGCTTGGTACGTGCTATGGACCTAGGTGAGGCTGAGTACGTTGGCTCTGATCAGTGCTGGCAGACCACAGCCATAGGCGAAGGCAAACACCCGTGTTGGTCTTGGGAAGATGGTATCTATGACTTCTGGAATATCGAAGGCTTGCCGAGACTTCCTGAGAACGCCCGCATCATTTGCTTCAACGGTATGCGCCGAGATATGTCCATGAAGAAGTTCCAGGATGCGTATCCCTGGATAGAAGAACACTGGAAGGAGTAAGGACATGTCTCAAGAGATTTGGAAGGATATCCCTGGGTTCTCTCGCTACCAAGTAAGCAGCTTGGGCCGTATAAAGAGGATAAAAACACATAAGGGAAATCCTTCAGACAAGGTTATGACAGGGTACTTAAGAAAGGATGGTTATTTAGTGTTCGGTATGACTAACGATTTAGATGAGCACAGGCTCCAGAGAGTTAATAGACTCGTCTGCCTTGCCTTCCACGGTGTTCCGCCTAGGGGGCAATATGAGGCTGCTCATGCAGATAGAAACCCACAGAATAACTGTCCTGAAAATCTTAGGTGGGCGACCCCGAAAGAAAACATGGCGGACAAAATTAAGCACGGGACACACCCAAGGGGCTCTGCGCATGTCAAGTCTAAGAGAACTGAGGATGATATAAGGGAGATTCGGAATCTTTACTCTGAGGGCAAGACTCAAAAAGAGATCGCAAAAATATTCAAGATGCCGCAGCAAAGCGTGTCGAGCATAGTCAACAGATTAAATTGGGGGCATGTAGAATAACATGGCTGCACAAGCAATAAAAATTAAACCCGTTGACTGCATCCCTCAGGAAGCTTTACAGGAAAACATCTTGCAGAACCTTAAGTTGATCAAGGAGTGGGCTGGCCCTTGCCGTGTTAACGAGGGAACCGCTTGGCTTTTTTCTGCGGGGCATTCCCTTGACTTCGCTACGAACAGCATGTTCACCAAGGAGTATTTTTTAGGGCTTCCAAAAGACTCCTACGGGATATTCTGCATCAAGCATGCACTACCTCAGCTTGCCAAGGCGGGTATCGTTCCCAACTTTTGTGTTGCCTTGGACCCAAGGGATATCAAGGGTACTTCTACGCATGACATAGTGCGCGAAGACCTTTACGCAGCGGCGCCCCGAGAGACCATCATGATGATTGCGTCCATGACGCATCCAAGTGTTACCGAGTATCTCTTGATGAGGGGTTACAGAGTTATCGGATGGCATGCCGCGTCAAGTGTGATCAATGATCTTGTTGAAAAGCAAGTCATGAAGTCCGCTATTACTATCGCAGGGGGGACAAGCAGTGCCATGCGTGCTATCTCCCTGGTGCATCACCTCGGCTACCGCAAGGCCAAGTGCATAGGCTATGATTGCTCGCTTGCGGGCCCTCCCCCTGAAGATCAAAGAGATATCACTGTGATGGCAGGTCCTGCCGAAGGTAAGCAGAAGGAGAAGCCCAAGTACGTTGAGGTATTCAACCCCGCTGATAAGAGAGACAGGTTTTCTTTCTGGTCAACGGGAGAGCTTATTGCGCAGGCACAGGACATAGAGGCTACGCTGCAGAACATGCAGCTCTCTGACTTGGAGGTAAGGTTCTATGGCATGGACCCTCAGAGATCCTACGGCGGTAATATCGTAGAGCACACCAAGAACAACACGATCTTTCCTTCGGTGCAGAAGAGGTTTGCACATTGACCAAGGCAGCAACCTTGCTACAAACCAAGGAAGCTTACATTGCCTGTGGTCAGGACTCTGACCTCACAGCGGATGCCTTGGGAGTTAGCCAAAGAACAGTTCAGTACCGTCTAAAGGAGATGCGCAAGAAAGGGCTTCTTGCCAGTCAGGGCGCATCCCTACCTCCCTTGATACAAACACAGCCTCGCCCTGTGGTGCGTGTCCGCGCCATTACCTCAGAGACGCCACCTGAAGGGCCACTCTTGAAAGTCCTGGTAATCGGTGATGCGCATGACGGTCCCGGCCTTCCTGACAAGTCACGCTTTACATGGATAGGCAAACACATTGAAGAGACCCAGCCGGACTATGTGGTGGACATAGGCGATAGCTGTACCTTTGATAGCCTGTGTAGCTACTCTGCTAATGATACCTATGAGGGCAAGCTGAAGCCTTCGGTACAGGCGGACCTGGATAGCTACGACAAGGCTATGGACGCGCTCTATAGCGCTTGCCCCACATGGCAAGGCCCTCGGCTTAAAACAATGGGCAACCATGAGGATAGAATTAAATCATTTGAAAACCGTAACCCTGAGATCTTTGGAATGATCGCAGGGGAGTACCGAAGAATACTGGAGCGATACCGTATCCAGGAAACACCTTATGGCGAGTTCAAGTTTATCGGAGGGGTGGGATTTATCCACACACCTATGAACATCATGGGTAGACCCTATGGCGGCAAGACAATGGCGCCGATAGCCAATGACGCTACTTTTGATATTGTCTTTGGGCATACACATAAAGAAGGAACGCATAGAGCGCCTAAGATAGGCCCCCAGAACTATGTCAAGATAGTTAACGTAGGTTGTGCCTTACCTTGGGGACACGTAGAAGACTATGCAAGCAAGGCTACGACAGGCTGGTGGTGGGGTATTGTTGAATTGAAGCTTCAGGGTGGACACATCATTTCAAACCATGCTATACCGATGACAGAGCTGGAACGACTCTATGGCTAACGGAGGTCCCTATGACACAGAAAATCACCGAGCTTACACAAGAACAACTTGATTTAATCCCTGCGTGGAATGAGAAGTGGATTGCCATTGGGCTTTCCACTGAGCTTATCAACAGGGAGAAAGCCGAGGCTTCTCTCTTGGCCTTCTTCAAGTACCTCAAGTTCAAGAAGCCCAAGTTCTTTTACTGTGATGGGCCCAAGGCTGCCTTTGACTTGGTAAAGAAGCGGCACAACAAGAACATGGATTCCTCGGAGTTCTTGTCTCATACTCTTTGCGGCTCTATGGAAGTCGAGTGGGTTGCCCTCTACAAGTTCTACAAGGATGTCCTTGGGATAAAAGACATTGACCAGATTGACCTGATGGCTGACGTAGTGATGTCATGCGGCTGGTGGACTGCCATAGATGACTGTGTGTACTTGCAAGAGCGCCCTTTGTTTATCAAGATGGATAACGAGAACCGCTTACACGCTGAGACAGGCTCAGCTATTGAGTACCGTGACGGCTTCAAGGTTTATAGCTGGCATGGCGTGCGTATTCCAGGTGAATGGATTGAAAACCCTGAAGCCTTGACGCCTCAGATGTGTCTCACTTGGCAAAACATTGAGCAGCGCAGAGCGGCTTGTGAACTCAAGGGATGGCACAATGTTCTCAAAGAGCTCAAGGCCAAGATCATTAACAAGGATGCTGACCCGGAGATAGGCGAGCTTCTCGAAGTGGATATCCCTGAGATTGGCAAAGAGCGCTTTCTTAGGGTGCTCTGTGGTACTGGCAGAGAGTTTGCTTTGCCTGTGCCAAACAATATGAAGACGGCCATCGAGGCCAATGCCTGGACGTATGGGATGAACCCTGATGAACTCATGCCCGAAGTCAGGACCTGATTGACACGAGGAAACTCTTTGTGGTACCAAGGATCTCTTAGCTAAGAAAGGTAGAACAATGAAAACTTTCGAGAATATGGCAGCACAGGGTGACATGATGATCATCCGTGTTGACACAGTACACGGAGGGAACAAGGTGGCTCTCACCGAAATCCCTGAGAACTTCCAGGAGCAAACACCTGAAGGCAGGACCCATATTGTTGCCCACAGTGAAACCGGGCACCACCATGTCATTGAACGTGAAGACACTTCGTACTTCACAGACCCTGACGATGCCTTCAATGCTCTGCTGAAGGTGGAGAAGCCTACGCCCCTCGTACACGAGCGTAGCTTTGACACGCATGAGCCTGTGCTTCTTAACCCTGGCCTCTACAAGATTCGCCGTCAACGGGAATACTCACCAGAGGGCTATCGTAGGGTAGAAGACTAAGCGCTTGACAACGGTAAGTATCGTTGCGTACAAAGGGTCTCCATGAATAGCTTGGAGGCCCTTTTCTTATGAGACATGCTTGGCATGATCGTGAATTTGTAATCTACACAGTTATTCTAGCTCTGTCCAAAACAGAAGGCACCCTTCATCCTTTTTATGTCAAGAGACAAGTTACTCCCGGAGTAAACCTGGAATTCCTACGTCCCCTTACAGATTTCACAGAAGAGACCGTCGAGGAAACGCTATGAAACTCACTTTTCAAATTCTAGGTGCTGTTCTACTGCCTGCATGGCTTATTACAGGAATCGCTGGAGCGATCTTGGACATCAGGCCCCTTGCCCTTATTTTTGTTATCCCTGTACTTATCCTATTTTGGGCCGGAATGATGCTAGGCGGGTACTTCGCGGGTCAAGGTATTTACGAGATCATAGACAAGAAATGGCTCGCACCCCGTAGGGCTAAACAAGAGGAAGGAACCAAGCGTATTCGACGCCTCATAGCGAATAGGCTCCAGCACGAAATGCACGCTAAGCTAAAACTCAATACTATCCGTGTTACAGATGCGCTACGTGAAGAACTCTGGGACAACCCGGAAGTAGCCAAGTGGACCGCAGTGCCAACATCAATAGCAGGAGAGACTCTTACCCCTATGAGGCTCACATTGACCACAGACGGAGATGGGCTCACTTGGAGTAGCTAAGCATGTCATCCTGCATCCTTGACGTAGAAACAGATGGCCTTGACTACACCAAGATCCACTGCGCTGTTGCTTTGGATACGGAGAGTAACAAGGCTGTCCTTTTTCTACCTAAGCAATTCCAAGCACATGAAATCCCCAAGATATTCAAGACACCAGAGTTCACTCTGAAGCAGGTCTCTGATCTCCCTGCGTGGGGCAAGAGCATCAACAGGTGGATCATGCACAACGGGATTGCTTTTGATGTCAGGGCACTCAAGAAAATTTTAGGGCTTCAAATACCCTTGGATGAAACTGTGGATACTTTGATTCTATCCCGGCTTCTCTTGATAGAACGAAGCAAGCATAGTGTAGCGGCCTATGGTGAACAGTTTGGTGTAGCCAAGCCTACCCACGAGGACTGGTCCAGGTTCTCTTGGGATATGCTTTGGAGATGCTACCAAGACACTATCATTCAAAAGAAAATATACAAATACCTATGTCAGGTACGAGAGAAGATGGGGACACCTTGGGAATGCCTGGAGCTAGAGCAGGCAGTGCAGTGGATCATGCTAAGACAGGCCGACAACGGGTTCTACCTGGACCCCGAAAAGACCCCCAGACTCTACGCCCTGCTGTCACAGAAGCATGCAGAGCTAACCGAGAAGATACAGGGTGCCTTCCCCACTCAAGCCAAGCTTATCTCTGAGGTTATCCCAAGGGAGAAGAAGGATGGGACATGGCACACGGTAGACACGCGCTACTTCGAGGCCCAGTGTGATGCCCTGATGCCTGAGGGCTACTACGCAACGCCTGACGAGATACTGGCAGGTCCTTACTCAAGGATAACCTTTGCCTCCTTTAATCTTGATAGCCCCAAGCAAAGGGTAGATCGCCTTGTGGCCTTGGGGTGGAAGCCTACAGAGCGCACAGCTACCGGCGCCCCCAAGTTCACAGAGAACAGCCTCAAGCATGCCCCCAAGGACATCCCCAAGGAAGCCAAGCTACTAGGCGAGTATCTAATGGTGGCCTCTCGCATGCGCACAGTAAAGCAATGGCTGGATCTCAAGGATGACCAAGGCTATGTCCACGGACAGGTTATTACCCTAGGAGCGAGAACGCACCGAATGGGACATAGGGCGCCAAACATGGGCAATGTGCCCCGTGTAGGCTCTATATACGGCAAAGAGTGCCGAGAATGCTGGACAGTAGAACATCCCGAAGTTAATACCCTTTTAGGTTGTGACGCTTCAAGTATCCAGCTAAGAGCTCTGGCCCACTATGCGGATGATGCTGAGTACACCAAGAAGGTCTGCTACGGTGACATCCACAGTGTCCACGCAGAGGCCCTAGGATGCTCCAGGAACGCCGCGAAGACATGGATCTATGCGTGGCTACTCAACGCAGGCCCTGTGAAGCTAGGGAGCGTCCTAGGGGGTGACGTAAGGCAGGGAAAACACTCTATGAAAATCTTCCTTGACCGCATGCCTTTCCTTGGGAAAGTCAAAGAGACCTTCGAGGGCTATGCTGAGGGCAGTGCCTTTGTGGCCCTGGACGGACGCCGCATACACATCCCCAGCGCCCACCTCAGCCTGTCCACAGGGCTACAGAGCTTTGAGCGCATAGTCATGGCGTGGGTTATGCGGGAGTATCACAGGGATATGATGGCCAAGGGTATCCCCTTCTGGCAAAGGAATTGTATTCACGATGAGCTGCAGATTGAAGTAGCCAAGAAGCATGCAGATATGCTAGGCAAGCACATCAATGGTTTGTTCGAGAAGGCTGGGGAAGCCTTGGGGTCCAAGTGTCCCCTGGCAGGCGAGTACAAGACAGGGCAGAACTGGGCAGAAACTCACTAAAGGAGACTTGAGATGAACCAGGAAACTGAGAACAGCCTACTAGAATTCTTAGAGGCTATAGGCAGAAGCGTAGAGCCTTTAACTGAGCAGGCGTGGAATAGGCTCGTTGCTATGTCCTTCGCTGAAAGCGTAGCAGAATTAGTAATCGCCCTTGTATTCCTAGTGCTTGCTATTATCATGGCCTTTTTAGCAAAGAGGGCTGTGAAGTCTTTTAGAGATGCCCTTAAGGCGGACGAGTATGGCTCTGAAGCACAAATTAAGTTCTTCCTTACTGTGGGTTGTGTAAGCCCCTGTATGATACTAACTATTATGGCCCTATCGTACCTAGTCAACAAGTGGATGTGGATCGGCCTATTTGCACCTGAAGTACGGGCCTTTGCGAAGATTTTTCACAGCATTAGCTAATGTGCCTGAAAGGTTACAGGGCATGCCTGCCATAGTGTAAACTTGGGGCATGGAGGATCGTAACCTACAGGGGCGCCCTTGGAGATTCAGGCGTAGACTAGCTATCAGTGTGTTGCTATTCTGCGCAGCTATGAGTATCTATGCCATGACGCAGGGCGTTGAAATGACACAGGCAGTGCTGCCCACTATGGCTACCGTAGTCTCGGTAGTGCTAGGCACTTACTTTGGTGGCGCTGTGTACGAAGACACACGAAGCACGCCGGAAGGGGACTAGGATGTTTGGACAGATCTTGGATATAGCTATGGGCTGGGCTTCTTGGGGCGCGCTTG